CCATGCCTTGGGGTTGTTGGTACAGTGCTTTATCTATATTGGTTGCCATTTTTTACCTCAGTAGTACGCCGCAGAGCGACGCTTGAAAAACCGTTGTTCATCTGGCTCATCCGTGTCTAGCGTGATAAAGCCGCCTTGTCTGAATCGAAGCAGTGCTTGGCTGGTCGTGTCCACAAAGTCATCGTGTTCGCCAACTGGGAAGGCCGCGACCTCCTCAATCACTTCACGAGCCCAACGTGTGTCAGGAGCCCATACCATACCCGAAGAAAATAAATCTGCTATGGCTTGCACACGCACCATCTTATCGTTTCCACGGCTCGGTGTAAATTCTTGTACAGGGATGCCCATCGCCCTGAGTTCTTGTATCAATGGCCCACCTGCCGCCTTTTTCTCCACAATGAAGGCATCGGGTTGCCATTCCTTCCAATGCTTGAAGGCGCACTGTTTGAGTTCTGGGAATGGGATTCGGTCTTTAAAAGCGTCAAGGAGGATAAGCTGGGGCTTGTCATTTTCTTCCTCGTTGTACCAGACCCCCCAAGTAGTACAGGCAGAATAGTCGGATGTGGTTTTGGTTTCATGCGCCGTGTCCCAAGACTGAATGATGTACTCACAAGGTGGTGGATCATCATTGGGCCATATCCGCCAGTGCTTCCTTGAGATGATAGCCGCCGTGTCACTGGTCGGCTGCTGCATGTACTGCGCGTTCCAATACCGGGGATCCATTGAGGACTTTGCGGACTTCAGCGCCTCCAGTGGCCATTGCTCCGGCCAGAGAGATTTCTCGTTCTCCGTGTCTTCATTCAGGATGGCTGGCAGTTCTACAATCTCCCAGCGTGGGCTGTCTGGGTTGCTCACCTGATACTGAATCAACCTGCCGGTCAAGTCCAGTGGCCCCCAGCGCGTCATGATTACTATGATCGCGCCCCCCGGCATAAGACGCTGCAACGGGCCCGTTTGAAACCAACTCCACGCCGTGTCAAACGCTAGACGACTGTTTGCTTTTACGTCTTGTTCTGAGTGCGGGTCGTCGATAACAAAGAGATCAGCCCCGCGACCGGCAAGAGCACCACCAACACCAGCAGCGTAATACTGGCCCCCAGCAGCAGTAGACCACTTTCCAGCAGCTTTCTGATCGTCTGCCACAAGTGTTTGAGGAAAGAGTTCATGGTATTGCTCATCGTCCAGTAAGTTACGAACCCGCCGTCCAAAGTCCTCGGACAGCGACGCGGTGTGCGTTCCCATGATGATCTTCTTATTAGGGTAATTACCTAGAAAGAACGCTGGGAACAGGTAGGAGGAAAACTCGGACTTACCCATACGTGGGGCGATGTTGATGATGACGCGCTTCTTTTTGCCTTCAATCACATCTTGGAATATCTTGGCCAGCTTCCTGTGGTGTGGCCCAACCTTGAATCCGGGGTAGACGTACTTGGCAAACTCGATCATGTTAGTGCGCGCTGACCTAATTGTCTTGAAGCCTTCTGACCTGTCCAACATGTCCAACGTCTCTAATTTCTCTCGTGCACTCATCAGCGGCAGCTTGGCATAAAGCGCCGTGGCCTCTTGCTGTGTAAGTATGTGCTCACTCATCTTTATTTTCGGCTTCGTTTTCGACAGGTGCGTCGGATGTGTCGATTTCTTCAATGTCTGTGTACTCAGCGTCGGACACGTTCATGAACTTGGCCAGCTTCTCTTTGAGCTTCTTGTCGATCTCTTCTTCTGTCAGGTCTAGTTTCTTGACTTCAATCTTGTCGGTGAACAGTCCGACCTCAGTGACCTTGCCCAACAATCCCAACGCTTTTAGTCGGATATTAGCGCTGGGGTTTTCGCATTCTTCCAACAGTTTGGCAACTGTGTAGCCACGAAGCTCCTTGGCCTGATGTACAAACTCCCAGTCGTATGCGGTAAGCATCCCTACTAAATGTTGCACCGCAGCAGGCGTTTTGATCTGGGACAGGTGTTCGTGCGTGATTTCGCTGGGGGCAGCAGAGACTAGGTTGGTGAATGCGCCCCGCGCTGCTTTGACTTCTGCTTGGTTGACCACGGTATCTGTGTCTGCGGCTCCAAGACTCTTTAACCAGTCGGTTGTTTTTACTTGAGCGTCGATCCTATCCGCCGGATGTTCTTTTTCAAGCGGCGTAGGTTTACCAGAGTGGGCGACCACTTCGGGTTCAAAGTCAATCAAGTGTTCTAGCATCGGCGCATAAGTCCCTTGTACCTGCGATGCGCGGAGTGTATACTATTTCTTGAGTGATGTGGCAAGTTGCCTAATTGGTCTTTGACCAACGGCTACAGCAGTTGCCAGTTGCTTCTCCTCGGTTGTTGGTTCGACCGTTCAGCCCCCCAGTCTCAAGCTGGGGGGTTTTTTTTTTTGATTGAATACTTATTCTGCGGCTTTGTAAACTTAAACGGCCTTGTCTGTATTTTGTCCAACGGTTGACACCAAATTTTATAAAATTTTTATAGTAATTGTAAAGTACTAAATTGAGTTGTGGGGTATGGCTGGGGAATAGTGTTCATATGACGATGGGGGTGTGCCCTGTATATGGGGGGATGGGGGTACGGTGGGGTCTAAGGTTCTCAGTTTTTGGGGGTTTGTAATACCCTCGAATACCCCCTTCCATACAATAGAGGTATCGGTTCGGGGCACATTGCCTACGACGATACTCGTTCTTGAAAGGAACACATCATGGATAAAGCAAAAGCATTTCAAACCCTTAATCAATTTGCAAATGCAAGGGTCAAACTCATCGAGGGTATGCAAGCGGCAGGGTACGCAACGGCAGAGGAGTGTCGACCCATCGTCATCGAATGGGCTTGCAAGAAAACGGGCGCAGAGTTTCGAGTCGCAAAGTCATCGGGCGCAGTCAAACTGGTGAGCAGTCACCCCAAGTACGAGACGGCCAAAACCGTCGTGCGTGACGTGATGCTGATGCTCGAAGGCACAACCCGCAGAGAGCAGGCATCGAGTGGCGCACGTGAGACCGATGCCGTGGCGAAACTCGCCGAGAAGTTTGCCAAGCTGACCAAGGCAGAGCAAAAGCGTTTCATGCGCTTGGCTGGTCTGTAATTTCGGGTCACGGTGACCCGATTTTTTCAGGCGGCGTAGACGGGGAGTCTTGCCGCTGTTTCTTTTCTTGTCAAATACGAATCACTCTTATTTTCAATCAAGGAGTAACCCATGAACCGCAACAAATACACCAAGCACAGCAAAGTCAAAATCGACACACTCAAACGCCTGCGTGAGATACGAGACGAACTCGTTGACCGCTTGCCCGAGGGCAAGGAAAAGAAAGCCTTGCAAGACAAAGCACGCCTACGCACAGACCTCGATGAATGGAACGCCATCAAGCGTACCTGCACACAACTGAGGTTGCTCTGACCAAGAATCGGGTCACGGTGACCCGAAAGTGTGATTATCACGTTTACGGACAACTATCCATGATTGCACGCAGTGTGTAAGGCAAGCGGACATTTTAAAGCGTTGATTTATATAGAGTTCTGCGTTTACTTACCTTACTATACATATATATAAATAAAGATATAGATATAGAAGTATATTTATATATGCGTGCTCTCTCTCCCAAGCTGTTGCCATTTGACAAAATTGCTTTGGGGCTTTGGTGTTCCCGATTTACATTACTAGCAAGGAACCAAACCAAAAATCCTTTGCGTGACATAGGGATAAAGTGTCCGCACGTGTTACACTCGTCGTGCAATCATTGGATAGTTTTTTAACAGGAGTGATTATCATGGGATACCGATACGTAAAATACATGAAGCTGAGTGCAAATGCCTTGCATCATGCGTTGATGGAACGTGGCTTGCCGCCCGATGCGGTGCAGGAAATCAAGCGCGTCGTGGATGAGCAGAAAGCAACCAAGCGCAAGCAGGATGCACACAAGCGGCAGATGGACTTGCAATGGGGTGAGTTCCTTGCGCCGTTGATACATGAGCACAAGACTGTGCGGTCAATCATGCGGTACAAGGGCAGTCCTGAACGTGCCGAAGCCTTGGAAGCATACGACGCAGTGTTGGACAAGGTGAAAGACAAGCTCTACCTACTGCGAAAAGAAAAGAACAAGACGCCTGCACAGATATACCCTGAGCGCACGCATTGGAGTGATTATGTTCCTCAGCGTATTCGTGATGAGGTGTGCGATGCGTTTGCCGCCATACCTTACAAAGCCAAGGCAAAGACCAAGATACCCTTTGCCCGAACGATACCCGTGGTGATAAACACCAAGCAGAGGGCACGACTTGAGCGCCGAACACGCAAAGAGTTGGCAATAGCTGAGCGCAACTACGCCCACATCGAGGCAAGCGACAAGACAGCCAAGACCATAGCCAATATCAAGCAGGCTTTGAGAATCATCAAGGACTTGAAGCCGACCGACCCTGTGCCTGTGACGTGGCATGGCTTCTTTGAGCAGGAGGATTTATGAAACAGTACAAGAACATGGAGCTAGGCGAGCGCATCCGTGTCAGCGGATGGGCACTTGTCCATCGCTCGACACACGAGCCTGTGCGTAGTGGTGAGAGGGTTCATACAGTCAAGGAATACCACGGCGCATCCATCCTCGTTACCAATGGCACACCACCGCAAGCCAAGCGGGAATCAGGTGTGGTTTGGTGTCCCATGTGGGGAAAAGAATTTAGCGTACGCAAGTACGGTTTGAGATGGGTCAAGCTCGACAGTGAGGGTGAACCTATCTTTTGAATTTCGGGTCACAGTGACCCGATTTGTGCGTGGCATTTCGTCAGGCGATGCCGCGCGCCATCCGCAAACTAGCCTGACATTCGCAACCGAAGGAGAAACAACATGAACCGAGAAGAACTAATCAACGAAGTACTGAACCAAATACTTCAAGACGTAAAAGACTTTGACCTGACAGCTATTGAGGAACTCATCAAGAACATACCCGACGAGGCGCTGATGGCATACCTGCCCGAAGAAACGCAAACCGAAGGAGAAACAACATGAGATTAGATGAGATACAGAACGCATTGTTTGCGGCGTATGACATACGCAACGCAATGAGCAACGCTGAGAAGCGCAAGCCCACGGACAACGACACGTACGGCGAGAGCCTTGACCTAATCATCGAGACGCTAGAGATTCTTGAAGCACAAACCGAAGGAGAAAACAAATGAGTGAGTACAGAAATTTATGTAGTGATAAGCAAGCGAGGGCATATGCCTGCGCCGAGGCGATACGGGTGGGCGACTGCCTGCCTGTGTTCCCTTACTTTGGGCATAACGCACCTAAGTTCTACGCAGAGGTACTCGAACCTATCAAAGAACGCTTCACGATGGTGAGCGGGTATTGGAGCGTGATGCAGAAGCACCCACGCATTTATCTTTTTGTTATGGGGGAATGAAATGAAAGCAAAGACAGTACTAAGTCACATCTTCCTGAGCCTCGTGCTCTACAACGCTATGGCGTTGGGTGCTAATCAGATGATGGAGGTAGGCGGTGGATACCTGTGGATGTTCATGGGTCTAGGTAGTGCGTTCCTGTTAGGGATGCAACTGATGGTAATTATCAAAGGAGAAACAGAATGAAAGCAAAAGAACTGATAGCACTACTGAAAACAGTAGACCCCGAGTCCGAGGTATTTGTATGGGTGGACGGCGAGCGACACCCCGTGACAGAGATTGACCCAATCGACTGGTATGTAGACATCAACGCTGATACGAAAGAGAGGATGAAATGAAAGACGAACAAGTGCATTGCCTTAAGTGTGACCATGTGTGGGACGAGCAAGATTCACCTGACGCTTGTCCACATTGTGGCAACACCGACAAAGAGCAGACAGTTTATTTAACACCACCACAAGGAGAAAGCAAATGATTGAACCAGTACACCACTTTTACGCCTCAAGCGTGGCGCAATGGGCAACGACTACACCTGAGCGTGACTTGCGCCAGCTACTCAAGCTGATGGACAAGGATAAGTTCTCATACAACCTGTTCCTTGTACCTGTGGCGCACGATGCACAGTACGACATCAAGATGTACCAACCCCAAGTCGAGGGCACTCAATGGCTTGGATTCTTTTCAGTAAAAAGGGGAAGTAAATGAAACACCAATGGAATACAGGTCGTCAGTACGACAAGCACGGACAACGCATGGTTGCCGAGTACGACAGCGAGAAGAACCGCATCTTCTTCAGCGACTTGAGCCGACACATCAACGGCTACGTGCCAACAGGGATGTGGGTCAACACAGACAAGCACGCCATCGAGACGCTGGTCATGACCAACTATGACTACGGCAACTACAACGCAAGCAACACAACACTTGAATGGAAGGAATGAACATGACAGACGCACAACTACACGAGGCCGCGCACTACCTCGAAACTAGTGAGGGCGGGTTTGCCAACGCGATTGCATTGGCTTACTACCGAGCAGACAGCGACAACCAACGCAAGCTAATCGAGGCGTTCGGAGATTTGTTTGAGCGTGCCTACGCCAAGTGGCATGGACACAGATTCGAGGAGTAATGAACGGGGTCAGATGACCCCATCAAGGGTTAGCAGTGTGCCCACTCACACTGCATTCGCAACCGAGGAGATAATGATGAAGATAAACTTCACAGAGTTAGTTCACGACCTTGCACTCATCCTTCGTGGTGGTGCAACATATAGTCGCTTTGGTGAGGGTCGGTTCTACACCGAGTATCAGCAAGCCCCGTGCCGTGACTGGCATGGCAGAGAGCAACGCAAGTACCCGATGCACCCCGCCGTGTTGAAAGCGTTGGAGTCAGAGTATCGCCCGTATGACTGGCACTTGCTCACGCTTGAGTGGCCTCATGTATCCGAGACGGACAGCACACGCCTTGCATACACACGAGACGACCGAGCAGGCGAGGCAGACCGACAAGTCATCACGACTGTGGGCAAGTATCTGACGCGGCACTTCCCTGATATGCCTGACCATGAGATACGCAACCTCGTTGCGCTGTACTCAGCAGGCGAGACGTGCAAGTTCGTATACACAATGGCCGAGATGCTTCATCACATCGTGCGTGGCCCAGCATCGTGCATGGGTGGTGACAAGTCCTTCGACGTGCGTTGTGCTGACGGCGAGCGCCGACATCCCTATCAGGTGTACGACCCCAAGTATGGCTGGCACATGGCGGTGCGTATCGAGAACGACAACACTGTGGGTCGTGCGCTATGTATGGCAGATGGTGACAGCAAGTACTTCGTGCGCTCGTATCGCAAGACCGATGGCTACTCGCCATCAGATGAGCGTCTTGAGGCATGGCTTGAGTCGCAGGGCTATACCAAACAGGGTGGTTGGGACAGAGACACACGGCTTGCGTACTACGATACAGGCGGTGGCGACATCCTCGCCCCGTACATCGACGGCGCTAATCAGTATGTCGATGTGTGCGGTAACCACCTTGAGATTAGTAGCGATGGCGAGTATGAGTGCGCAAGTACCAGCGGGTATGCACAGACTGGCGGTGATAGTTGCAACGACTGCGGCGACCGCATCCGTGAGGGTGATGGCTACTGGGTCGGCAGGCATGAGGAGACTCATGTGTGCGATAGTTGTTGTGACGGCAGCTACTACTATGCGTATGGTCGCAACGGCAA